TCCGTCACCGTTGGCCATTGGGCGCGGGCCCTACCCCCACCCCCTATGTTAGTGAGCACTTACTTACAGCAGCCTGGTTAGTGAGCACTTACTTACAGCCGCTAAGTTAGTGTCTACTAACTTGTCAAATTTATATGTTAGTGCGTACTAACTTGGTGAAGTGAGTGCTTACTAACTTAGCCATGCGAAGTGAGTGCTTACTAACATCGGGCTGGGCTGATGGCCATTTGACGCCAGTTAGTGGCCACTAACATCATGGCCATATACTTATCAAAAGCATAATGTAGGCAATGTAGGCAATGTTGTCATATGTTTTTAGTCGCTGGCGAAACGGCGTGCACGTACCTATTCTATAACTATATAGTATTACTTTTTAATCTGCTAAACGAATACAGAAAAACATGACAATATGACCTACAAACATCAAAAAAGTCAACGGCCATATGACTTTTTTGTAGGTCATTCGGCACGTTTTCAAACTGCCCACGGTTTGCCAATATTGCCTACAAAAAATAGGGTAAACCCCTAGAAAATAATTGTTGACAATTGCAAGGCAATACCTTACATTAATTTGTGCGCGCGATTTTGTGCCCACACAATCAACTAAACGAAAGCCACACAATGAACGATACACTTTTAAATCAATACGACATGGTCGAAAGTCAATTAGTCGCGCTTTATAGCGCCATTACAAATGAAATGGCCATTAAAGGCATGGCCAGCGACGAATACGACGCGCTATTGACCCAGCGCCGCACGGTCAAAGATTTATTGTGGACCGTGCGCGATACTTTGCGCGCCGCCGCGCCGGATCTATACACTGATTTTTAATCACACCGGCCAGCGCGCAGCTGGCCGATTCTCTCAAAATCAACTAAACGAAAGTAAAAATCATGACTAAAATTCTAGGATATATCGCATATGAAGGCCCGAGCGAAATCGACGGCGCGCCTATTGTCGTCATTGTCAACAAGATTAATGGCGACTCTAAAAACGACAAGACCGGCGCGATTGTGCAAACATTTATTATCCGCTCCGATATCACGCCCATGGCCGCAGTGCAAAGCGGCGACGACGTGGCCATATGTGGCGATTGTGAACACCGGCCAGCGCTGGCCAAAAAAACCGGCGCAGCGCCGTGTTATGTACAGGTAGGAAAATCGGTGCAATCGGTTTATCACGCATACAAGCGCGGCCGATACGTCAAAGCCGATCCGGCCACAATCGCCAAAGCCTTACAAGGGAAAATTGTGCGCCTGGGCACGTATGGGGATCCATTCGCCGCGCCCGTGGGCATGTGGAATCAAATTATTAGATATGCAGCCGGTCACAGGGGTTACACGCATCAATGGGCGCGCGCCGATTTTGACGCGGCCGCATGGGCCCCGCTTGTTATGGCCAGCGCGGACACAATCGACCAGGCCGCGCATGCAAACCTATTGGGCATGCGCGTATTCCGTGTGTCGATAGGTGTTGATAAACAAGCGGCCGAGACGGTTTGCCCAGCGAGCGCCGAGGGCCAGCGCCGCTCCACATGCGCTAAATGTACATTGTGCGCCGGTACTAGCATTCAAGCGCGCGATATCGTTATCGCAGATCATGCGGCCGGTCATGCGCGCCGCGTTATAACCCTGGCCGTTATCTAATATTCGACTGCATGCGGCCACACCGGCCGCATGCGGGCGCGTATTGCGTCAATCAACTAATCGAAGGGTAAACAATGAAAAAACTGACATTTAATATCAGCGACAAAGTCGCACTAGCTCGCCACGTGGTGGCGCGCACTGGCCACAATAAGATCGACGCCGACGCGCGCGGGCGCGTGGTGGCCGTCGAAGGCGCGGTGGTGGCCGTCGATTTTGCGGGCACGTGGAAAGCTCACGAAAACGGTAGCACCGTGCGCTGCTTACCGGCGGCCAATTTGACAAAAATTATGGCCAACGGGGTGATATATGACTATTAAAATTATGATTGCAAAATATAAGGGTACATGCGCGCGCACCGGCGCGCCGATCCGGCCAGGGGATCAGATTCAATATGACACGGCCACGCGCCAGGCATGGATCACGGATGAGGATGAATTCAGGCATGCGGAGCCGGAACCGGAGGAAATCTACTTAGCCCGCGCGCGTGGCGCGTACGTGTCGCACCTGTGGAATAACGGCGGGCGCGAATACTTTCAAAATAAGCGCGGGCGCTGTATCGACTCGCCATGCTGCGGGTGTTGCAATATATGATCGATAAACCCGAAACCCTACGCGAAGCGCTCGAAGCGCTTATTTTCTACGTGGACCAGGCAGCGCCTGATTTACCGGATACGGCCAGAATCGATGGCCTAGCGTATGCAATGGACCGCGCGCGCGAAGCGCTGGCCAGGGAGGCCACACAATGACCTACTACACACATAAGGCCCAGGCGCAAGCGCTGGCCGATGAGCTGGCCATGCAAGAGCGCGACGCGTGGAGCTATCAAGTACACGGGAGCCCGCGCGGCTTCTATGTTGCAGTTTTTGACGATGACAATCACTTTTTGGGGATTCTATGACACGCGTTGAAAAAATTGTTTATTTGGCCGCGCTGGCAGTGCTGGCGCTTGATTTATTTATCTGGAGAATCTAAACATGAAAACCATCACACTAGGGAAAACCCGTTATGTCGTGCGCGACGGGCGCGACGACATTATGGCCGCGCATGCTAAGTGCACCGGCAAACATAAGGTGGTCAAGTCTAAAGGGGCCGAAAAGCGCTTTTATCCGGTCTATTGGAACGGCGACTCGACGGCCGAATACGTGGCCGAATACGAAAAACTTAATAAGAAAATTATGCCGTGGGACTGGCAGGCGCTGCGCGCCGAGCCGTGCCTGCTGCCGGTCGGCGAAGATGCTGCATGGGAGGTCGATCATGCATCAGATATTTAAGCAGGCGCTGGCACCGTGGGCACCGGTGACGCCCGCGCCAGGCGTCGGGGAATACGTCTTTGAATTCGATCACCCGAACGGCGACGTGTTGACGTGCCATCTGGAATACGACGCGGGCGACCCCAGCGAGCCGGAGCGCATGACGCTGGTTAATGCTTACTTGGGCGCGGTTGACGTGCACGGGTTGCTGCCGCTGCCGATAATCGACCAGATCGAAGCCGAGGCGCTGGGGCACTCATGGCCGTGATCTGCGCGGCCTTGATTGCCGCTATACTTGCCGTGCTGCTAGGTCTCTAAAGCAGTTGCCTAAACTTTACGGGCCCCTCACGGGGCCCTTTTTTTATGTCGACGCCGTAGGCGGCGGCATTACCCTTCGACCATGTCGCGCAGGTCGGACTTACTAACGCGCGTATGCTCGGGGGCGCAGTAAATGTGCTTTTTGGTGCTGTAGGTGCGCGACGCGACGCGGCCACAGTCGATCCAATTAGCTTCTTTAAGTGCATGCAATAGCGCGGCCTGTACGATTTTCACGCCCCCAGGCGCGTACCCTTGCAAGCGGTCGCACAGGGCGTGGAAGGGCGACGCGATGACCCCACGGGAAAACTCACCCACACGGCGGCGCATCTGGTCAACCAGGAACGACTCGGCGGTTGACATGCCGTGCTCGACCATAATCGCTTTGGCCTCGGTCATAGGGGGCGGCGCGGTTGGGTTCCATGCTGACACGTCACGGGTGTGCAAGTAATGGGCGACGGCCTCAAAGCCCGCGCGGTGCTGGTACCAGTTCCACAAGGCCACGGCCTGCGCCTCTGGTAGTTTAGATGCCGCACACCAAATGACAAACCATCTGCGGTCTTCGCTGGGTAACGAGATGGCCACGCGCTCATTGGAGAATGCAATCACGAACACGCGGTTCAGGGCGTAGTAGGGGTGCAAACCCTTACGGTTGACCATCAGGTACTCGGGGGGCGCGGCGATGATGGGCTTGAGGGTATTCTCAAGGGCGCGGCGGTCTTTGGCCTCGGCTTGGCGTAGCTCGGCAATCTCCATCACTTCGCACTCGAGCGCATAACCCCACTGCGAATTCAAATCTTCGTTTTTGACCAATGAGCAATTGGCTTTGGCGTTGCCGCCGATAGCCCAAAAGAAGGGGGCGAAGAGGGTATCTTTGCCTGATCCGTGGTTGCCGCCCATTAGGATAGCGTGGTTGATCTTGTGCGTTGGGAATTGCACCTTATGGGCCAGCGCGTTCAACAGGTGCTCGCGCTCAAACTTCTCAGGGATCATGCGCTCGACGTGCGCCAGCCACGGGCTGACGTCACCAGGCGCGGGTTTGGGGCGGGCGTTGCGCCAGCGGTTGCCGTAGACCATGCCTTCGCGGGCGACCAGAATGGATTCACCGGCGGCGTAAGTGACGCCGACCAGCGCCTTGGCTCCCTTGGCTTGGCGTAACTCATCAAACGACGTGCTGGCTTCAATGCGGCGCTTGGTGTTGTGGACTGACTTGCAATCTATGTGACGGAACAGGGCGTTGAAGGTGTACCGGCTGATTTCGCGGCGGTCTTGCATGTCGAAGAACGCATCATCTACTTGGATATACGCGAACCGCTCAAACCAGTCATTCTTTTCAATGCGGCCAAGCTCTTTGCGCTCGACCTCGGCGATCACCCGCGCGGCTTCGTTGGGATACTGGACAGTTGGGGTGAGCTTAGACAGCGCCGAGTCCATCGCCTGCGCCAGTAGTTCTTCACGCAAACCTGGGGTGTGGCTGGGGCCGTCATTGTCGGCCACCCATTGCAGGAACATGCGCGAATCGAAGTCCACGCAATGCGAATGCAGGCAACAGTAGGCGCGGTTGGCGGGCATGTACCGGCCTTCAGGGTTGCCGTCGGTATGCTCGGCACCATTGGGGCAGATCACGCCTGCCCAGCCTTCGCCGTTGGGTCGGGACAGTAGCAGACCCTGCTCGGACAGCCACGCCATTACGTCGTCGGCACCGTCGTCAGACAAGCGGATCGGGCGCAGGGTCAGCGAGTCGGGCTCAACTGGTGTGACACCCAAGGCGAAGCAGATGTCACCTAGCGTGAACTCACGGTCGGGGTGGAACTCGACCAAGCGCGACGCAAACATGTTGCGCTCGGGCTTCAAGTTAACAGAGCCTGGGAGCCTGAAGTTGCGAACGGGGTTGCAAGCGCCTGGGTCGGTGTAGCCTGCATCGGCGATGGCGCGAATGGCCGCGCTGAACTCGGCTTTGGTCGGTTGGTCAACGAAGGCGTAGCCCCACTGGAACGACCCTTCGGACGTTTCCATGACCCACGTCGGGGCGATGGGTGGGACTTTGGACTTGGTGCCGATGTCGTCCAGCATCATGACAAGGATGTACTCGCAGTTGGCTGCGGACGCCGACACGCGGCCATCGGCAAAGCGGTCAACGACGAAGCTGGCGGTGTTGGCGTACCACGCTTGGCCAGCCCTGGTGCCCTTGGTCGGCAGGTGCGCTGGCCATGTGCACTTGACTGCGCCGTCGGCGTGGAGTTGAATCTGGCCGTCTTTTAATTGTGGTTTTTGGTGCACAATAAGTGCAGTCTCACCAACTGGGGCGAGTTTTGTGATAAAGTCCAAGAATTCCAAGTTAGTGCTCCCTTACAAGCCCGCCTGCCAGCGGGCTTTTTATTTGCCATATCTCGACATGATTGCCACCTCTGCGCCAAGGGGTAAACCCTTAGCCCACTCGGGCGGCGTACACATCACCTTTTTAAGCCGCTCGGCCATCTCTTCTGGCCGGTCGGTTTCTAACACTATCTCGTCATGCACATGCAAGACCACGTCGTCAAGCTGGCGCAGCGCGTGGCGCAGCAGATCGTTGGCGGTGGCTTGGGTGATATTCTCACACGCCAACCCTTTCCAAAGCCTTGCGCGTGGCCACTCAGTCGCGTCTGCTGCCGGTTTCCAAGCGGCCTTGGCGTAGGTTACACCATCGGTTTCCAACTTGGCAAACGGGTAGCACAAGACTCGACCGGAGGGCAAAGCGTACCAGAGATGCTGGCCGTCAAACAGGTAGGTAACCCGCCCCACGCTGAACTCATGGCCTTTGTTTCGCATGGCGCGGGTGTAGGCGTCTTCCAAGTCTTGCCAGTAAGGCACCGACCACGGGTTTGCCCGTCTCCATGCGTCCACCATGCGCTTGGCATCCGACTCGGGCAGGTTCACGCCGTAGGCGCGACCCATCGCGGCAAAGGCACCGATGCCACCGGCAAAGCCGCAGGCCAACTCTTGAACCTTACCGATCTGGCGCTGCTCGCCGTTGACTTCGGTCACGGCCACGCCAAAGGTGGCAGCGGCGTTGACCTTGTACACATCCTCGCCCTTGGCAAAGATGGCCAGCTTGCGCTCACCGGCGGGGCAGTTGGACAGCCAAGGATTGGCGCGGGCTTCGATGGACGACCAGTCGGCCACGACCAGGTGCTTGCCCTTAGCCGGTATCAGTGCGGGCCGGAGCATTCCTTTGAGGACATCAGTAACGCGCTTTCCAAATTGTGGAACAATTGAATGGCCTCTGACCATTGCAGTTCTAACGTCCTCGGGCGATTTGGCGCACTTGCGAGTGAAATTGTGAACCTGGGCTCCGTAGCTTGACGCTCGACCTGTCGCAGATCCTCCAGCAAACACGAAAGCTCCTCGGACTCGGTTGTCCTCGACGTCTGCAAGAGATGCAAGGCGGCTAAACTTCGCAACCGAAGACGCCCATAGGTCGTCCGCACATTGGATGACCTCGGCAACAGCGGGCGGTATCTCATCTGGGTTCTCCATCGCAAGCAAGTTGGCTCGCACAGTCTTGTCAATCGAATACTTCTTCTCGCCGTCTTTGTAGGTTTCCATGAGTTTGAGCGCCTGCGCCCCTACGCGGTCGATCACCCACTGACGCATCTTAGGCGACCTGACGCTGGTGATCTCGCCCTCGGTCACTTCGGCCACGATCTGCTCAATCTCGACCAACTCATCGCTGGCAAACTTGACGGCGGCGTTGCACAGGGGCACGTCTACCAACACGCCACGGTCGTTGATCCGCTCGTTGACGTGGTAGTCCTCAACCTCTTGTATGGACAGTGGGCGCAGGGCCTTGCTGATCGACCGCATCGCGCGCACGTCTTGCTCGCAATAGTCAATCATCTCGGCCATGAGCGCAGGGTCTTGCCTGAAGGTGCCGTCGGCCTGTGGGATCGACAGCAAGCGGATCAACTGCGCGCCTCGGTGGCTTTTCTTCATGGACGCGCCAGCAAACCGGCCAACGTCTTCAAGCGACCCAGGCGCGCAGTTCGCGCGGGCTTGTGTTGCAGTGCAGTAGAACTGCTCCAGCTTGAAGTTGATCTGCAAGACATACCAAAAGATCAGGCGTTCAAACGCGGCGTTGTGAGCGTAGATAGGGCCGTTGTACTGCGCTACCCATGAAGGAAATGGCGTGTCAGGCGTCCACGTTCGCACATCATCGTCGCCAAAGGCGTAGGACATGCACAGCACATTGGTGCTGGGGTCTTGCGCGTAGTTGTAAACGCCGTGCTTGGGCAGGTCGCAACGGCTGCGGGTTTCAAAATCGCACCAAAGAGTCATACGTGAGCCCATCGCACTGTGCGGCCTTTGTCGCCCCCAGCTTTACGCTCTGGCGTCATCCAAGTACCGTGACGCACGGCGTCACCAATATTTTCTGACCGCGTACCCCAGCATAGATTTTCAAGTCGATTATCTGCGGGATCGCCATTTAAATGACGGCATTCATGTTTAGCAGGCGCAGCGCCAACAAAAGCCAACAGAACTAGCTTGTGAACGCACTGACTATTTCCGCGCCCCAAAGCCACACTCAAATGACCGCTGGGCATACGACCTGGGCGCAAAATGCGGCCTTGTGGATATCGTTGAAAAGAACGAACGCGTCCTTGATCACTGACTTCGTATTTGCCGTCGCATTCAGGCACAAGTTTCCAGACTTCCATAAGTGTCTCCTTTCCAATGCCGCCTGTCACGCGGCATCAGGAAGATTACTCTTGCGTAGGTGGCGCAGGCATCTGCGCTTGGGCTTGCATTCGGATTTTGTCCATCAGCGAAGCGAGCAACGCCATCACAGCGTTGATTTCTTGCACGTCAAGGTCTAATCTCATGCTGACCTCCGGCGACGGCCTGCTGCGGGCGCTGGCTCTTCAACCTTGGGTGCAGGCTCAGGCTCGCCGTCCATGCTGACCCACTCGACCACCTCAAACACAGGCGTGTAAATCTTGCCGTAGCTCTTGTGAGCATAGTGGTCTTTACGCAGACGCACGATGGCCACTGGCTTGGCTTGATCCTTATCGACCTGTTCGGCCAACGCAACAGCGATGGACTGAACCGCTTTCTTGCCGCCCACTGACGTGGTGGTGTACCGCGCTTCCATTCCCTTGTCTTCGCCGCTGATGCACTTCAAGCTCAGGCCGACCTGTGTTTCCCAGCCTTTCTTAGCACCTGGGGGCGCTTCGTCGAGTTCAGGCAACGGCTGGCTGACGCTGGCCATCTTCTCGGCCAACACCTCACCATCGCCCCAAGCAATGAAGCCGTGGACAAAGGAAAAGGGGTTGATCGCCCACTTGCTGTCGTCTTCAACTTCGGTCTGATCGGCACCGAAGACCCAGTGACCAGTCTTATCCATTTTGAGGATAGCTGTACCGGCAGGGCCGACATCGGATTGGATCGCCCGCAGTGCGGATGACAGGGTGGAGACTGCGGGCAAGCCCGCTTGAGAGAACGCTACTAAATTGGACATTTGTTTTCCTTATTGGATTTTAAGAAGGGCGGCAGTTAACTGCTTCCCGATTTGCAACACTGCCGGACGGGGATCGCTCTCCACCGCCAATGTTGTGCCTGAAGACACTGACACGACAAGATCGTCGGGCAGCATCAACTTGCGCTTTTTGAGTTCCTTCTCCGCTTGCGCTGGAGAAACCAACTCAGGTTCTTTGTGGGGCTCAATGCCCAGTTTACGTAACTCTACATGAGCTTTTGCTTCATCCACCCACTGACGTGTGCCACGCTTGGCCACCAGTTTATACCCAGGCACTGGCGCGCCGCTATCCAATATTTGATGCGCCAGCGCGCGCAAGTCTTTGATCCATTCTTCCAGAATGTCAGCGTTGGCCAAGTACGAGCCCAGCGTCTGCACGTCGAAGCCATCGACTTGCGCCTTGAGCGCACGGTCAACAGCGCCGGTCATCTGCGGGCAGATGGGCTTGGCCGCGCACCAACGGCAGTGGTCACCGATCTTTAGCTCGGCATTCGGTTGCTGCGCTAACTTGACGGCCTTGACCAAGTCTTTCTCAAACTCGGCAATGCGAGCAGGTGTGGTCACCCAACGCTTGACCTGTGGTGGCTGCACGATCACCATCTCAATTTCTTCAACGTCAATAAACGCCCACTTGGTTTCTTCGGTACGCATGGCCGCAGCGGCGTAGAACATCAACTGTTCGTTTTCTTCTACATCAACAGCAACACCATCACCAAACTTCCAATCGAGAACAACTGCGCGATTACCGATGCGCCCGATAAGATCAGTGCTACCAAATACGCCAGGCAGTAAATCACCAAAGCCAACGCGAGTTTCAGCTTCAATTTCCATCTCCTTGTTGGGGTCGATCACGTCAAGCGCCGCCAATGCAGGCATCAGCTTGTTGTCAATCAAATCAAGCGTCAGCACTTGATCGTTGTATTTTGTGCCAAGCCATGTCTCGGGGGGTTTGTCTGACATCACTACTTCAGCAATGACGTTGTGCAACAGTGTGCCTTCGTCGGCGTACTTGCTACTGGGTTGGGGCGGCATCTTCTGCACTAGGGCTACAGAGCCTGGGCAATTCATAACGCGCTTGGCGGTTGAGCCGCCGACTATCTTACTGTGATTCATCTTTAGTTTCCTCTTTAGTGTGGACTGTAATGGTGTAGGGTAAGTTCCAGTCATTACCCACGATGCGCTCAAATTTTACGTATGGCGCAATCTCGTTTTTAATGTGATCCAAGATGATTTGCTCGATCTCGGCGCGGGTGAATTCTATTTTCATTTGACTGTCCTTTAGTTGATTGAGACTGAACTATAGCATAGAAAATAAAACTGTGCTAAACTTTTTGACATGAAAGAAAAAATAGTTGAAAATCATTTCGTGTGGGCAGTTGAGCGCGCTGGTGGCAAGACGTACAAGTTCACGTCGCCAGGGCGCAAAGGTGTCGCTGACAGGATTGCGTGTTTGCCCGACGGCAGCACATGGTTTGTGGAGTTGAAGACCAAGGGCGGCAGGCTGTCAGCGTTGCAGAAGATGTTCATGTCGGACATGACGCTGCTGAACCAACGGTATATGTGCCTGTGGACGATAGATCAAGTAGATGAGTGGATTAAAAGTGCAACTTAGACCCTACCAAAATGAAGCCGCTGACTTCTTGTACGAGCGCGACCGAGCCATGATCTTGGCACCTGTTGGCGCTGGCAAGACAGCCATCACGCTGACGGCCATGCAGGACATGCTCTTTAACGAAGAAGTGGGGCGCTTCCTAGTGCTGGCACCCAAGCGCGTCTGCACTGACGTGTGGCCAGTCGAGCAACCCAAATGGGCACCGTTTCACGAAATTGCAGTGGCTGTGGGCACACCCAAGCAACGGCTAGATGCGTTAAATTCTGACGCCCGCATTGTGGTCAGCAACTACGACAACATCCAATGGCTGGCCGAGCAGGCGCTAAACTTTGACGCCATTGTGTTTGACGAACTGACGCGCTTGAAGAACCCGTCTGGCACACGTTTCAAGGCGTTGCTCAAGGTGCTGGAGCCCATGACCATTCGCTGGGGCTTGACCGGCTCCTTCACCAGCAACGGCTTGGAAGATGTGTTTGGCCAGTGCAAGATCGTTGACCAGACTTTGCTTGGCCGCTCCAAAGGCGCGTTCATGCAGCAGTATTTTGTGTTGATCAACAAGGAGTTTGGCGAGTGGGCACCGCGTGTCGGTGCGCTGGCCAATGTCATGGCGCGCATCAAACCGGCGACCTATGTGTTGGAAGCTGGCGATTACGCCGACAAGCTGCCGCCGCTGCATGTGATTGAAGTGCGTTGCGATCTGGACGACCGCAAGCCCTACGAGAAGATGAAGGCTGACTTTCAGGCGCTGGACGTCACGGCCATCAACGCGGGCGTGGTGACGGGCAAGTTGCAACAGATGGCCAGCGGGTTTGTGTATGACACACGCAAGCAAGCGTCTGACGTGCCAGGGAAGTTCATCGTGACACAGACGCCAGTGTGGTTCAGTGCCCATAAATTTGACCGACTAGAGGAGTTGTTAAATGAAAATCAAAGAGCAAATACGATCATTGCTTACACGTATCAAGAGGAGTTGGCAGAGCTTAAACGCCGCTACCCCCGAGCCCAAACCCTTGACGATAAGGATGCCATTCAACGCTGGAACGCTGGGCAAATCGAGTTACTACTCGTCCATCCAAAGTCAGCAGGCCACGGGCTCAACCTTCAATTTGGCGGGTGCAAAATTATTTTCTTGTCCCTGCCTTGGTCGCTGGAACTGTATGAGCAGACCGTTGGCCGCTTGCACCGATCCGGTCAAACGCGCAACGTTTGGTGTTACGTCATGCTGACCAACAAGACTATTGACGAAAAAATTTGGGGTGCGCTACACGACAAGCGCGCGGTGTCGGATATTGCAATGGAGGAACTGAAATGAGTGTACGTTTGAACAACTGGAAGACGCAGTTAAAAGCTGAGAAGTCTATACAGAAAATTTATCAGCGAGACTTTAACGCCGCCTGGCGCAAGTTGAGTAAGAGCATGACGTTAGTTAAAAAACTGGAGGACAAAGTTGCAACTCACTTGGCGAAAATTAAATGAACAACTCAAGACCTTTGACGAAGACAAGGTGTTGGAGATGCTGACCCATGAACGGGCAAACGCCAGACGTGTGGTGGTGTTGGAGAGACTGCACCAACGCTACACCACGCTGAGAGCGTCCCGTGAACGTATTGAACTTTTACATGAGGCAACGCAACCATGATTGAAGCAATTAAAAATTTTTTTAGAAAAGACCAACAGATTGTCGAACAAGGTCTTGTCTGGCGTTGCACACGTTGCAACATGATTTTTCTAACCAAATCAGCCGGAGATGAGCACAAATGCCAAGACCCAAGAGTGAATTGACTGGCGTGGCCAAGAACGTCGCTGTGCGGTTGATACCGGCGCATTACGCAGAATGGAAGCGTTTAGGTGGTGCCAAGTGGCTGCGCCAGATGCTGTCGCAAAGTATTAAGGAGAAGCACGATGCCAGCGTTTGAAACTTGGGAGCGTGAGAACTTAATTAAGTTTGCTGCCGAAGCATACCAAAAGATGCAAGAGCAGCACGACCTGATACAGCAGTTGCAGAACGATGTGAAAGACGCCATCAAGGCATACAGGGAGTTGATCAAATGAGCTATATCGTGGCATCGCTGCCGCCAGTTAAATGTTTTGTCAAGCGTGAGTTTCTCTACAACGACCACAAAGGTCACGGTGAGTTGGAGCCAGCTATCTGGGTGAGCCTGAAAGCCTTGCGTGGCCAGGTGTTTCGCATTGAGTCGCTGCTGCCAGCATATGGTGCGCTGTACGACAAGCTGCCCATCCACGCGTATGTGTGGAAGGAAGACGCCAGTGACTTGCCCATTGACACGCTACAGTTGTGGGACTGCATGGGTTACAGATTCACCATCATTGAGAAGATCGGCCTACGCAACCTGGGCGTGAAGTTTTTGGGTAAGGACAAGCAGTGGCACTTTGGCCGCTATCTGTTCACCGTGGACTTCTGCGCTGATGAGTTAACGCTGGACACTGGCTTTACTGAACAGGCCGAAGAGCATAAGTCCTTTAACTGGATCATGTTGGACAACGGCCAGTTTGCTTGTCAGCCCAACAACAGGTGCCTGTGGTATGACCAGAGCCTGATTCCTGCTGAGACAAAGTTTCCCGACTTCCAAGCGGCTCAAAGACTGTGGACGGTAGACGGCACACGCAAGTGGTCAGCAGGCGATGATTGGTTCTACGACATCAAGGAGAAGACATGATTGCTACCATATTTGTGCTGTTCATCGGCGCTATCATTGGCGTCGGTGGCATCATTGCGTTTCTGTATTTCTTCGCTGACTAGACGTTGCGCTCAAAGTGCGGGCAGTCCACCAGGTTGGAAAAATAACCGCCCCACCGATTTTTTGGGTGCAGTGATTCCCAATAAATGCCCAGCGGCTCAATGATCTTTCTATTCCAAACAATCTTGCCATCTTTAAAAAAGTTTAAGTCCATTGCACATCGCTTCAAGTGAATAGAGTTCATTGTCTTGCTACGGCCTGTTTTGAAATAGATGGCCTGTTGTTCTGGTGTACGTGCAAGCTCCCCGCCTGTCACCTTGAAGCCTTGTTTTGTGGCATATTGGATAAGTTCACACACGTCTAACAGGAAGGCTGCTTGTTCATCTGATAAGCTCATTTTTTCCTCATTTCTGCAAGTTTCTCAACCGTGCGACCGCCAAAGTAAGCGCCCATGATCAACATGCCCCAATTGCCCAGCAGCGTAACGTAGGACTCATTGGCGTTGTATCCAAAGGCAGACATCATGGCAAACAGGAAGTAGCCCAAGAAGATGGCAATTAATGACATAGGGCGTATGTTTTTGGACAGCCAAGAATCACTGGACATATCAGCTTGCCAGCGGTCTGTGACGTTATCAGCATCACTCTGTGCAGCCTTTGCCAACAGATCAAGTTCAGCTAGTTCCATCTTGGCTTTTTCAATGCCTAGCTCAAGCAAACGCTCTTCATGGTCAAACTGGAGCTGGCGCAGCTTGGCAACATCCTCAGAAGTCGGCGCATCAGGTATTTTTACGCCTAACGTCTTTTCGACTACGTCTTTGCCTTTGGCTTGAATGGCGCTGGAGAGCAGCCCTAAACCGTTTTCGGCTAGTGTGCCGAGCAATGATGCAAGTATTGGGAGCATTATTTTTCCTTTGCTTTGTCAATCAATTTCTGAACAGCTTTTTGCTGTTGTTTGTTTTCTTGCTGAACAACTAGCATATCAAAATACATTGATGCCATCAAATATAAAAACAACGGCAAAATTAACATTATCACAACCAAACAAATTAAAAAAACTACTTGTCCATGCTCATTTGTTTTATCGACCAAAGCATCAGGTGGAGGTATATAGTAACTGTCAGAACTGCTGCGATTATTAGCGCCTTGTCTTGTAAGTTGTTGAGATTTTTTCTGCGTTGCCATTTGAGTTGTAACTCCGCTTGACGTTCCAGTTCAATCTGTTTTTCGTTTTCCTCGTTCAGTTTTTTATATTCTTCTTCAAACCGTGACCAGACTGCACCTAGTGCTGGGTCTGTGTGGTAGGTCAAAAACTCACGCAATTCTACTGACTGTCGTTCCAACTCAATCTGGTGAAACACATTCTCAAGTGCCTGTGCTTTCATTGATTTGGTTTTTGGTGGGTCAAGCTCTTGGCGCTTAACTTCTTTTTTTATTTCTTCATGCGAGTCAAAGAATTGTCCAATGAATCCTGAGATTTCCTTGGTTATCTTGTAGAGGTCTGTCCCCGCAGCTTTGGCATCCTTATACAGAGCCACACCTTGCTTAATTCCAGCAATTGCAGCCAGTGCCAGTGTGATAGGTTCAATTTCACGCGCCTATTAATTTACTGACAATCACACCCACAAAGCCAGGGCCGAGCAACACCGCGCCGATCACAACGTAGAGCAGATACTCTATGCGCGTCATGCGCTGCTTTCCAGCCTCTAGTTTCTCTTCAATATTCTTGTATCGCTCATCGCAAGATGCCTGGTGAGCATAAAAGTCTGTCTCTAAACTCATGCAACTGGCTCAGTGGGTGTTACTACTACGGCTGCTGCCTCTGCAAGTGCTTGCTGTGCTACTGCCGCATCATGTGCAGCTTGCTCTTCAGCGGTGTACTCAACTTGAGAGACTACGCCTGTTTCGCAATTAACTACGATTCTGTGTGTCATGATGTCACCTTTGGATACTTAGCCTTTACCGCAAGACAAGCAGCAATGTACGCATCAATCTGCGCTTGATCGCCTTTGACTACACCATCAAGGTAGTCAGTCATAGGGGGGTACTCTGATTGGCGTTTGGCTTTGTATGCGTTAGGGTCAACCCATGCGTTAACCGCATTCATGTCAAGGTCAACTTTGTTGCCATCAACATCAAACGCTTTATCTTCCACAGTCTTAACAACTTGTGAATAGAGTGCATAAACAGCTTGTACATTCATCCTGCCACCTCATAAATTGTCATTGTTGATGCCATTACGCCACCCATTCTTGCCGAACCCAAAACACCATTTATTGTTATCGTTCCTGCGGAACCGCCTCCAGCACGAACCCTAAATGTTGTTGAAGAAGTTGTACCCGCAGTCATTTTGTAATTAAATGTTTGCGGTATTGTTATGCTGGCCGGTGGTTGTGCCACTACTGCCGCCAATCCGTTAACAGTTGAATCTTGAAACAATGCAACAATAATATTATCACCGCCACTAAAAGCGGTGACCAAAGTAACTTGAATTATCAAACTGTTGGTTGCTGATGATGGTGTAATTGCTAATGTCATAAACTCAGTACCCTCAGTTATTTGAGGAATAGTGTTATCAAATGGTATACTTGTTGTTCCTGTTGCCACTGCGCCAGTGGCAAATGTAGCAACCTGAATCACCTTTGCAGATGACGCTTGCACCGCAGATGATGCCCCTGCGACTACTGGGTAAGTGATACCCGCTGAACCATCAATTATTGTGCTCATGCCCATGTCCCCACGTTAGTCGCTGCGCCTGATGCGGAAAGCGGATTGATTCGGATGTAGCTACCAGCGACTGTTGAATATGGACCAACAGAGCCGGGGGTAAAAGCTAGCGTGTACTGCGGAATGAATGTGCCGCCAGCGTTGACTGACACTGTGCCTTTAATTACATGTGAGTTAAACGTAGCGGCAGCAGTTAAAGCATTAATAGATGTTGTTGCTGTTGTTGTATTTGAAAGAAAACCAAACGCAGTTGCTGTATTTTGTGCAGGTATTGTTCCACCGTTAGCCACCACAAGACCAGTATATCCAATGTTATTTATTGTTGCAGTACCACCAAATCCAAGTTGAAAACTATGCGATGTAGTTCCCGCTGATTTGCTAAAAATAGCAAAAATTTCAAACTCATACACAGTGCTTGCAGACAACGTACAGCCAACATTGAATATGCTTTGTGCGGTAGTTGTAGTTGCAGCTGCCCCCACAAGATTTGAATCAAGTCTGTAATACTGTTGAGTCGGAACAATGCCTCGCTGTGTGCCAATAGGTGTAGCCGCAAAGATGGGGCTTGTATATTCAATCTGCCCTGCGGCGGCAGGACTTGATAGTGTGTCAGAAGTTAAAACAAGTATTGACATGATTATCCTTATCGAAGTTCAAACCAAGTTGTGGTTGTTGATGTTCCCGTACCTTGAACAACTGCATAAGTTGCGCTAGTGGGGACGATAAAAGTAAATGCTATTGCTGCCGAAGCAGAAGGCGCACCACCTGATCGTGCAACAGTAACACCTCCAACTTGGCCGAAAGCAACTCCGTTTGCACTACTATTTGTTCCTGCCCAACTAACAAAAATTGGTTTCCCAGTTGAATTGGTATAGGTTGTTCCAAGTACTCTGCTTGCGGCTAAATCACTGTAAGCTTGTCCTGTTGCACCGAGCATAGACAACTCACCTGTTGCCGCTGGTAGCGTTGCCGTATTCGTGCCAGCAACAGCAGGGGCTGATACTGTGATAGCCCCGCTGGTGTCTCCTGAAATAACGACTGATGACATATATTTCCTTTACAGAACAACCCAGCGAGCGCCGGAGGGGACAGTGACAGTGATGCCGCTATTGACGGTGATCGGGCCAACAGACATTGCGTTAAAGCCAGTGCTGAGAGTATAGTTTGTTGTGACAGTCTGGCCGTTTTCCACAAACACCTGGTCAGCGCCGCCGCCAGTTGCGCCGCCGCCCAAGGCACCCCAAGCTGTTGCGCCGTAGCCTTCAAACTTGCCGGTCGTGGTGTTGTAGCGCACCATGCCGGTGACGGCGGTGGGGCGTTGGCCGGTGGTGCCTACGTTGAGCTTGGCGGCACCTGTACTTGTGAAATTTACTTGGCCTGAAAAAGTAACCGTACCAGTGGCCGACAGTGTGGTGAACGCGCCGGTGTTGGGTGTGACGTCGCCAATGGGAGGTGGGGCACCAAAAGAAGTGATGTCCAACGGGATGGCAATGTTGTCTACGGTGTAGAGCAACACCTCCGTAGCGGTCTTGACTATGAACTTGTAGCTGGTGGTGTTGAGCAACCAGATGTTGGCTTGGCCAAGCGAGTCCAAGATGATCGGGTTGGTGTTGGGCGTAGCAGCGGTGTAGTCGGTGTACGTAGCGATAGGTGTTGAAGTGCCAGCCGCATAGGTGTAGATTTTGCCGCCGACAAGAGGCAAGCCATCCGATCCGAAAATCTGTTGTTTGGGGGAGGGGGTTAAGCCAGCCATGTGTTTTCCTTAAGGGTATTACGGAGCCAACGCGTTTTGGTTTTGTTGTGGGGGCGCTAACGCATTTGTTACGCCAATGGTTGCTGGCGCTGCTGCTTTTTGCACCCAGCTTTTAGGATCAGATAGCAATTTTGCCACTCTGTTACGTTCAGGCCCAGGCAAACTTTCCAACAAGTCTGCGGTTGCGCCAGGTGTCTTAAACGCTTCGGTCAGTGTACCCAACGTTTTTGAGCCAATCTTGTTTTCAAGAATTTGCATGGCCTTGTTGGTCGTTGCGGCCACAGCGGTAATATAAGACGGCAAGCGGAACTTGGACAGGTTTTGCAGCATCAGTTCTTTGAGCGCCTCTTGGCCACCCGCCACTTGAGTCTTGATGTTGACCTCGCGAATAGTTTTGGCAGCTTGATCGCGTAACACGTTCAAAGTGTTTTCACTTACCTCTTTGGCAATGTCATAGCTACCTGGCCCCAAAATCTTTTCAACTGCTTCAGGCGATTCACCTTGCACCAAACGCACAAATTCATCTTTGTTGGTCTTGTACAGTTTGAGTGCCTCGCCTGAAAGTTTCTTCTCCGCAATTTGTTGCATACCCTTGGCGTGGTTTGTCAAATAATCGCGCCAGCCAGAACCACCAGCACCTTCAATGGCGTCATCAATCAAGGGTTTGATTTTGGCCATTACCGACGCAGCAAGATTGCGTTGAGTGGTTGCGTCAACCCCTGGGCGCAATTGTTGAATTGCAGCGTTGACTGAATTTTTGCGGATGGCTTCCAAAGCAACAGCGTCAATCACGCCGTTGCTGGCCGTCCATTTGGCAATATCGTCAGCAACATTTTTTGCTGCACCAGCCAATAGGTCGTTGCCTGCAAATTCAGGTCTGTTGGTCACAGACCTGATATTTTGAATAAGCGGTGCTGTCTCCAAAGGTTTGATGCCTACAGACCTTAAAGCATCGGCAGCGCCTTGAGCAAACCGAGCGCCTTGACCAAGGTCAAGAGAAGCGTCAGCCGCTTTAGATGACCATTCATTCAACGCTTTATTAGAAAGCTGGCCAAAATTAGTGTACGGGGTTGCGCCAACGGGCAAGTTGCGTTTGATCAAGTCAAGCCGCGCCCATGCCTCGGCGGCGTTGCCCGCTTTAATCAAGTCACGCACTTTCTGAACTTCAGCAGCAGCTTCCGCACTTAACTTGCCTGCCTGAGCCTCATACGCCGCCACATCGTTACCCAAATTGGCGCGGTTGAGCGCGGCCTCACGTTGTGGGCCCGTCATAGCATTCAAATTATTTTTGGCGGATTCAAGCGTAGCGCGTGTTTCAGTCGCAGTAGTACCGCCCGCCAATTTGGCCAACGCGTTGACACCTTCGGCCTCGTTCATGTTTTTAAGGTTCAACACAAACTTGGGATCACTGGCCAAACGGCGTTCGATCAAAGCCTGCCATGTGGGGTTGGTGATGTTGGCCGTGGCTTGTGCTGCGCTAAGGTTTGGTGGTGCAGTGCGAAGCGCGTTAAGCACTTGGGGCAAATCATCACCCAAAGCATCACGGGCAATCTTTGCGGCTTTTTGTGCTGGTATTTGACGCAAGTCCATTGCAGCGCCAATTACTTTACCAACGTACGGGGCCACAACACGACCACCAACTTCGTATGTTGAGCCTTCCAACACATTCTTAACCGGCTCAGTAACCACAGCCGCGCCTTCACGCGGGGCTTTGCCACCAATATAAATGTCAGCCAAGTTAAGCGCTTCTTGCGCCATGCCGTAGCCTAGTCCAGCGCCGCTGATTATGCCTGGAGGGCCAAACGGGATACCAGCGTATGCACCCCCCGCTGCGCCCAACATGCTTACGGTTGGGGCAACAAACTCACGAACTGTTTCATATGTTGTGGGCTCTGCGCGGGCCGCAGGTATCTCAGACGGCGCGTCTGCCGAGCCCATTGCAGTGGCAATGCTTTCGCTAATTTGTTTGGCAACACCTTGCACGCCAAATTTTTCATGGATAGCTTGCTTGGTGGCTTCGTTTGCGTTGACGTAGTTTGGGTCTTCAGGCGCGTACTTTAAAAAAATAGCCGCCTTTGTCGCATCGTTTGCGTTGACGTAGTTAGGATCATTAAGGATCGTGGCTAAATCGGCCATTTATTTTCCCTTCAACAGGGGGTTGTTGGCGTCGACAGCGCCTGCGGGTGCTTTACCTTGATTCTTGTAATCATAAGTCAGATCATACGCTTCACGCACACGTTGTTTGGACACCCTAGTTGCGTTAGCAGCTTCCGTTAACGATCTACTCAAATCAGCGGTGTCTTGCGTACGGTTGATAGGCGCAAACGCATCGCGCAAGTATTGACCTTCTTGGTTTGATACGTTGCCCAACGCGCCGCCAGTCGGGGACGATGCTCGCATGTTTTGCAATTCTTGAAAGCCGCCGCGAGCAACAATGCTGTCGTACAACGCTTGCGCTGCACGGGCGTCTTTGGTAAGCGCAGGTGTGCGGCCATAAATCAAACCTGAAATTCCAGATAGGCCAGGGTGCTTGGCCAGCCTTTCCAAATCAGCAGCCAATTTATCTGCGCTTGACTCAAACGTCTTGACCGCAGATGTGGCGGCGGGGAACTTAGCTTCACGCGCTTGAATTTCTTTTGGCGCTAAACCTTCCATTGCAGAAGCGGGGGCCATACCTTTGCTTATGGCTTCTTCACGGCTGACATATTTAACTTTTCCGTCATCGCCGACAACTGCAACCGGCGCTGAAGGCGTTGCAGAACTTACCGGTGCTTTTGGAACTAAGTCAGCATAGTTTCCAGACACGTTGAACTTAGCTACGGACTTAGGCGTGTAATCCGCAGGGTTGACATTTCCAATTGCTTTGTCTGCTTTGCTAGGTTTTAAAACCAAATCTGCATAGTTGCTTGACGTAGCAAACTTAGCTACAGATTCTGTAGTGTAACTATCAGGGTTGATATTAGCTATAAGTTTAGTTTCTTTTGCATCCCTTAACACCAAGTCTTCATAGTTGTTTGACGTCATAAATTTTTGCACAGACGCTGGTGTGTAATTGTCAGGATTGATATTGGAAACTGATTTATCAACTTTTGCTGGCTTTAAAACCAAGTCTGCGTAATTCCTGCTTGTTGCAAATTTAGCCAAAGATTCTGGTGTGTAATCCGCAGGGCTTACGTTAGCAATTACGGTATCCGCTTTTGGTGCCTTTAAAACCAAATCCGCATAATTACCTGATGTGGCAAACTTTTGCACAGAGTCAGGTGTGTAATCCGCAGGGTTGACGTTACCCAAATTTGTATTCTTAATGTCAACTTTTTGAACCAAGTCAGCGTAATTGCCTGTTAGATTAAATTTTGCAATTGATTCTTGCGTGTAATCTTTTGGCGTGATAGCCGCAAAAGTAGAACGGCGTGGATCAAGCGCGCTTTCAAATTGCTTAACCAACAACTCACGTTGTTTTGCCCAACCAGGTGCAGAACCATATTTTCTGTCCCCGCTTTGTATTTCGGCTTTGATACTGTCCGCAGTTTTACCCTGCGGCGCGGCCATAGCATTGACCTGCTGCGCTGGCGATGCGGTAGAAGCAAGGGCGTTGGTTTGCGTTCCTCGGCTTACCGGCGCGGTAAACGCGGTTTCAGGTGTTATTGATGGAAGAGACGTAGTTGTAGGCCCCGCCGCAGCTTCAGGCGATTGGTCTTGCATAAACTGAGCTTGTTGCCGATACGTCAAAACTGTTTGGTTTGCGTCAAACAAACTTTGGCCCGCTGCTCGGACTTTTGCGTTTGGATGCCGCAACATTTGCATAGCCGCATCCATAGGGTCGTCAGTAGTTGCGCCGTTTTTCTTGGCTGCGTCCATAACTTGCGCTACGTAATCTTGCGCTTCTTGCGCTTCTTTAATCGCCATCCGAGTTTGGCCCAACTGTGCTTGCGCCAATTCGTTTTGAGTACCCGCAGCTCTTCTTTGATCTTGAGCAGCCAAAATGTTTTGCACTTGGCCATACTGCGTCAGTGGGTCGTTCAACTGAAGTTGTTGAACACCAAGGGAAATTCTAGGATCAATAGGCATAATTTATCCTGTAACAGAAGAATAGTCGCCAGGCACATTCGTGCCGTATCCTTTAGGCATAAATCTGTTGTTTAATGCGTTTGCTATGTTTTGACTATTTGAATAGTTTAAATACGTATTCAAACCGCCCGTTAAAGCGTTTGCGCTACCGACATAGCCAGACGCCCGCGCCGCAGCCGCGCTGCCTATAGCGTCGCCAACATTTGAAGCCATCTGCTGACCTTGCTGACCTATTTGTTGGGCCGTGGATTGACCCATACCTGTCATAGCTTGCAAAGGTTGCAGACGAGCGGTACGTTCGGCCTGATAGCGGTTGAATGCGTTGGTGTACTCTTGCGAGCCCATTTCTTGACCAAATCGCGTAAGCGCTTTGCCAGTGCCGCCAGACAGCAAACCACCACGGGCCGCAGCGGATCGTTCTAAGGCTTTTGTGCCTTCGCTTAATCGAAATGCGTAGCCTGGATCGGCTTGAAATTGATCCATGCCAAATGGCGTGTATTTTGATGCAGCTACTAGCTCAGGTAATGCATTGACGCCCACGTCGTAGAAAGGTTTTTGCCGTGCAACGTCTTCTTGGTATTGTCGGTATTGCAAATCAGATGAGCGATCCATTGCGTCAGCTTGCTTGCCTGCCGCTTTGTTTGCTGAATACGCGCTGTATATGGTGCTTGCTGCAACGGCTGTTCCTACCCATGTCATATCAAACTCCTTGCGCCGGTATTTGCGGCAATGCGTCAACAGATGCAATCAACCCCAAATCGTCGTATGACGGGGCGATAACTTCATGTTCAATCTTATCTAGCTCAGTTTCAGACTCAAATTCAGTCAAATGGACAGTCGTCCATATTGTGTCTTCTAACGCGCGAACCACGCGTTTCAACCCAACCTCTGAGATAAACGTGCAGGGCGCTTTTAAATGTTTTTCGCCAAACTCGGTGTACACGATGACTTCACCTTGCGTGATGAAATTAAGGTGTTGATGCCGATGTATTTTTCCTATTACTATTGAACCTTTGGGTAACTTTATTTCTCTGGCGTAAGTGCAACACCCATACTTTTCATCTTTAGGTGAAAAATAATGCTTCAACGTGCATTCTTCAGCAATAGATTCCACTTCGCCATTGGCGATCATGGCGTCTAATCCAGCTTGAACAGTCAAGACGTTTTGACGGAATTTAACCTTATCAACTAAATCGTTCACGAGATTTCCCTTCCGCTGACGCGCATGTTGATTGCGCTGGCTGTGCCTGCGATTGTGGAGATAAACCCGCCAGATGGCAAGATGTGGCCAACAAGCTCAGGAAAGATGTACGTTTCAGACGCGGCCAAGGATTTGGCCTTGACGATCAAGTTGTCGTTGCTGGCGGTGCCCGTGGCAGTGATCAAGTTGACGCTAATGGTGGCCGCCGAGGCGCTGTAGTTGGTGGCGGTGAATTTGTCAATGATTGTGGTCACGCCATTGGCCGTGTATTGCGTTGTCTGAGTCGCCTCAACGGTTTTGGCTGGCACTAGATTTTTGGCAGTTACAGTCATTGAAGCACCTTTTACAAAACAACCCAGCGGGAGCCGGACGAAACCGTCACTGTCTGACCGCTAGCAATGGTGATCGGCCCAGCCGACATGCCTGAATTTCCAGTGGCTATAGTGTAACTTGTTGAAACGGTTTTGCTGTTGACCTGAATACCATTACTGGAAATATGTATGGACGAGGTAAATTCGCCTGTAGAAGGCTTGTACAGCAACTTGGCGTTGCTGGTGTAAATTGTGGTTGGGGTGCCTGTTATGGCGTCGGCAAACAACGGGAAGACGTTGGTGGCCGTGGCGGTGTCATTACTGAGCGCCGCGCCTGATATTACCGTGGCCCATGAACCGTCACCCCGCCAAAAGGTTGTGGCTGACGCGCTGGTGCCGCTGTTCAGATTGGTGACCGGTAGATTGCCGGTAACTTGGGTGGCCAAGCTTACGTTACTCAATGTGCCGCCCAACGTAATCGTGCCAGAAGTTGTAATAGTGCCGCCGGTCAAGGTAATTCCGTTGACCGTCCCCGCAGTACCCACTGACGTAACCGTACCTGTACCGCCGCTAGCTGGCACAAACGGCGGCGCAAGTTGCAGGTCATCCAAAGATGTCTGGTTGTTGCCGCCGCCGGTCAACGTAAACAAGTTCAGAAAGAACCGGTACCACTCACGCGACATCAACCCCGTGCGGGGGTCGATAAACTCGACCCGCGACGAAGGTAGGTTCGTTATATTGAGTTGTTCAGGCATTGGTCGGGCTCAGAATCAATTCAGCGCCCATGATGGCGACCTTTACAGGATCGGTGCCAGACACTTCATAAACCCTGTCCCGTAGCTTGAGCGTCATGCCAAGCCGACGCCAGAAGACGCGCTGATAGTACGCCCCAATCTTGCCCATTGGTGACCAATGCTCATTGCTCCAAGTATGGCCGCCATCATCAGACCAGCGCAGCATGACTTGCGGATCATCGCCTTGCCCAGTGGCCAAACCCGTACCTGATTCGCAATTTAATTGCAAACTGTGGTGCGCGGTGCGCTTCAGGTTGTTTTGACCGCTTGGCAAGGCTCGCCATGAGCGCAGCCATTTTTGAGGTTCGTCATAGTCATCGTAGACATCCAACGTCATCTGGTAAATGTTGCCATTCTCAAAGTCGCCCACAATGGTGTTGCCACCAAAGTTGCACTGACAATTGGATCGGTGACGGGTAAATTCTCCGTTGTCCCAGCCAGCACGTTCGTGCCATGCTTGGGTAGCCACATCAAACACCCACGTGGCGTTGCCGGTGGGAAACGTCAGGACGTAAAAAGCATGGCCTTCTTGCTGGTAGGTGTAGGCCACCGCGTCTGAAATATTGCCGTATTGAGCAATTGCATACTCAATGGCGTGGGTAGATATGCGTTGACCAGTGTAGCCATTGGCCCTGTAGACAATGCCTTGGCCACGGGCGTCAGTACCTAGCCAAAACAGGCCGTTGTCAAGCTTGGCCACAGAGAACGCAGCCACGCAACCAATTTCGTTGAACGCGCCTTGAATGCGGGTCAGCGGGAAGTCAGCCAAGCCAGCGTCGTACCAAACTTCAACAGAATCGGTACCAAACAACCAGGCTTCACGGTGGTCTACGATGAGCGCCACCAAACCGTCGGGCGAGCCTTCAGAGCTAGCAAAATCCAACGGATCGACCGACAGGCCGTCCAACAGCGAGGTCACCCACACCTTTTGGCTGTCTGGCTCATTGAACACAAAATAGCCGTCTAGATAGCCTACAGTCACCGCGCCAGGGAAATCTGGATCAGTGATCTGGGCAAACACGTTGGTGACTTCGTTGTAGATATAACTGTCAGGATTGCAAGCAAAGAATATCTGGGTGCCGTTGTCGGCAATGGACACGGGGCCAGTGCCGGTCACGGTGCCAAGCAAAGTAGGCACAGCGGTCATGCCCGTAACTTTATAGACTTCCAAACCTGACACCACATAAAAGTTAGACCCGTTGGTCTGATGTGCCCAAAGCGCTCTGATTGGGCCGGTGCCAATTGTTTGCAAAAAATCCAACCCAGGGCAGCGCGTTAGAAAAGCCGCCGTCTGACCGTTGTCTGGCGTGGCTTCGGGGTACAGGTTTACCATGCGATTGTTGGCAGCGTTGATGCTGCGAGCAACATAGCTTGCACCAAGAATCGGCGTTTGCATCAGTAATTACCGGCGTAAATGTTGAACCGCTGACGTGAGGCCACAATGGCGTAAGGCATGGACATGATGTCGTCAGGATTGTTGATGCGCTTGAGATTGCGCTTGCTAGTCATTGCAATCCGTTGCACTTGTGGGCTTGGCTCCACGCCAAACTCAGGTGCAATTTCCATCGCCAAATTGTAGGTGAACGCTCGCAAATAGCCTGGTGGAAACAGAATATTGGTTACCAAAGTGGCGGGCTGAGTCAACTCGTCAACCGAAATAAAGTGCCATTCCAAGTTTTGTGTAGGTTGCGGGTAAACGGTCATCGTAACGTCAGGGTAGGTCATGTTGACAAAAATGACCTGCGGGTACGTTGATGTGACAGTCTTAACCGCAATACCATCGTATTGCTGTTGATTGATAAATTTGATGCCGTAAGACACACCGGTGCCCGCGTCGATGTAGTAGGTAGCGTCATCCAGCAATACTGGCCGGTTGCCTACAAAATTACCTGATGGGCCAAGAGTGCGCGTAATTTGACCCGCAGGCCAAGTAAACGTCTGATCTTGAGTGCTAAAAACAGCCAAACGCTCAGTGTTCCATGAATCAATCATTTGATTCAACGCCATCAGCGAATCTTGAGACACGGACGCGGAAGTTGTCTCACCTTCAGCTAACACGCCAAGCAATCGCAATGCTCTATTGATTTGATCGCCAGCGGTATAGATGGCCATGTTTATGCTCCTTGTTCGACCACCTCTGGTGATCGGCTACGACGACGTTTGACTTCCAATTTATTAATTGGCTCCCCCTCAACAATTTCTTGCTGAGGAGGAGTTTTTTGGACGTGTCTTACCCAACCATTTTTTTCATCGTACACAGCCTCTGCTTCTAAACACGCAACTTTTGTTCCGTGCACAGAATGACTCATGTAGATGACTGCCATTTAGCTGACCCGATACACGTTGTAAGTCGCAGTACCTGTTTTATAGAACAACAGCTCGCCTGCTCCGCATGGCGAAGTAGACGCCACAGCGGTTATTGCAAAAGTCATTGTTCCAACTAAGGTAATTCCGGTTCCCGCTACGATTGTCACAACACCACTGGATGTACCAAGGTTCACAATTGCCAGTCTAAAACTAGAACCAACTTTTGCGTTAGTCAGTGTTGCATCAAGCAACGCTGCGGTGGGCAACGTGTAAGACGCTGCTGCTGTTCCAGCAGTTGCAACTAGCACATTGTTTGTGACTTGCGCCACGGTCAATGTTGCTGTAACAGTTGCCGCTTGGGGCGTGATTGACGTAATGTCAATTTCATTAAGGTTGCCGTCACCAAATTGGTAACCGCCGCCGACGGATGCAAGTGCCATGATAATTTCCTTTAAAAAAGTTACTGATTAGCAATCGTAGATATTAACCCCAAATGCGGCAAGCCATTGGTGGGCGGATGGTAGAAAAACCGTAGAGTACATCGATCCGGCAAGGCATCCGATCATTGTTAATATCATAATCACGAATGATACGCAGGCTAATGCCGTTATGCACAGCGCGAGCAGCCATATCGACCCCTTGTGGAAGCAACAAATCAGCAGTGGCAAATGTTATCGCCGACTTTGCATACACCAGATTTTGCGGATAGGCAGTAGACGCTGTACCAACAAAGGTAACGGCAGCATTGTCAGCAGGGAAGCTGTCAACAGTAGCCAAAGCGTTTGTACTGGTGTAAATCGGAGGACTGATAGCCATGTTTGCCAAAGCATTACTAGCGCCAGTTTGTGCAGCAGTTACAACGAATTGCTGTAATGACCCAGTTGACTCCCGTGTTTGTGGATTAACTGCGTACACATTAGCAATCGTAAACACATCACCCGCAGTCACTGTGTCAGTTGCACCAGTAAGGCCGTCAATGCTAATAGTCGCTTGGCCTTGGGTGCTAACAGCACCGTTAACCAAAATCGTACCTGCACGGGAGCCAGTGGTGTGAACCTTAATAGATTGGCTCATGTTGATCTCATCAAAGCCCAACACGCCAGTGCCCATCATGCCGTTCTTGAACTGCTTGCTGATGGTGTCGGTGGGGTTAAAGAAACCAGACATGCCGTTGACCAAACCAGCATTTGCGGCGGGGTTAACGGTGGCATAACGTGGGTTCATTGTTGCTGCATTTTCATTCAACTTTTGTTGAGCTTGCAACAAAACCAACGCGGTATTAGGCGTGGTGCCAGGTGTACCAACAGTGTTAAAAATTGATTTGTACGCGCTAGCAACGTCAGCATCAATGCTGGAAGCCAACTGGCTGATACGAGGTTTCAACACACGCTCTGCAAAGTCGTCCAATTGCATGGTCAATTCAGCAGATGTGAAGTTCACGCCAATGTGCTTTTGTGAAGCAACAGTCAGTGTGGTGAACTGTTCGTTGTCGTCCTGAACTTGCAGAGCGGCACCGTCAGTTACTAAAGTGCGGTCGGGTAAACGGATACGCAGTGTAGAACCGATCTTGGCACCTTCAACAGCAAAGCTGTCGTCGTACTGACGGTCTACGTTTCGGGTGAGCACCAGATTGTTCTCGAGAATCTCAAGAGCTTTGCGGGTGATCATGTCAATCGTTAAGATACTATTAGCCATGAAAAAAGTCCTTTAAAAATTATTTAGCGGTTGGCTTGTGCTTCCCACTTTTTTCGTTGTCTTACTCGGTCAGCTTCAATCCACTGCGAATCCGTCATGGTCTTGGTAGACCGTGGATCAGTAGTGTCATAGGCTGGGCCCCCAGAGGAGCGAGCAGTGACAGGCGAAATC